GTAAACCCAAGCGAAATATTGGACTGGCGCATTGATGAAGCAATGCGCCGTTACCACCTGGCAGCGGCAAAGCTGGGCATTAAAAAGAGGTAGAACGTGGCTGATACTAAAATTTCCATTGCCTTGGCTGCAGTGGACAAATTCAGCCGGCCCGTAGAAAACGCTGCCAAGAGTGTGGGCCAGCTAAAAAGTGCAGTGGCTGAGGCTAGCAGCAGCCTTAAAGATTTAGAGGGTAAGCAAAAGCTAGTCTCTAACTTTAAAGGCTTATCTTCTAGGCTGCAGGATACCCGTGAAGAATTAACTAAATCTAAGTTAGAAACAGACCGTTTAAAGCAGTCTGAGGCTAAGGCAATAAAAGTTGTTAAGCAGCATTCTATTGCCCTTGAGTCAGCTGAAAAGTCTGTACTTCAAATAGCGGAGGCTTATGGTTCTGAATCAGACCAGGTGATAGCTGCACGTAAAGAAGTCGTTAAGCTTACTAAAGCTAAAAAGGAATCTGAAACAGCGCTGAGAAAAGAGCGTGCTGCCATTAAAACGGCGGAGCAATCCACTGCCAGATTAACCTCAAAATATAGCAGGCAATCCCAAGAGCTGGGTGGTTTACGCCGTGATATGGGGGCCGCTGGTTTAAAGCTTAATGCTTTGGGTGCGGAAGAGTTACGCCTGGCAAAGAAAACCGGGCAAGCCAATAAAGCATTAGAGCAGCAAGCTGCGAAGCTTAAAAAAGTTCAAAGCATTCAAGGCCGGATTGAAGCCAGAAACGCCCAGAAGGGTGAGCTGGTTGGTCAGGCTGTTGGTGTTGCGGCTCAAGCGGCTCCGTTAATAATGGCGGGTAAGCGTGCGGTTGAGTACGAAAATACGTTTGCAGATGTTAAAAAGGTCGTCAACTTTTCCAGCCCAGAGGAAGAGGCTGAATACCGAACCAAGATGATGAAGCTTGCCGGTGACTTGGGTGTTAAGCAAGAAGGTATTGCTGACATTGTTACCGCTGCAGGTCAATCTGGTATTGAAAAAGACCAGCTGCTGCAGTTCGCTGAATCGGCCACTAAAATGTCTGTGGCTTGGGATGTGTCTGCAGAAGAAGCGGGCTCTACGTTGGCAACGTGGCGTGCAGCCATGGGGCTGACTCAGAAAAATGCTTTAGATTTAGCGGACGCCACCAACTTCCTCAGTAACAACATGAACGCCAAAGCAAAAGATATTGCTGGGGTAATGGTTCGTGAAGGTTCTACTGCTATGGGGGCGGGATTAAGTGCTAACGAAACCGCCGCTTTAGCAGCAAGCTTAATTGCTGGAGGTGCGAAGGAAGACACCGCTGGCACTGCATTAAAAAATATATCCGGTGCATTAACTGCTGGCTATGCGGCTACCGGTAGCCAAAAAGAAGCATTAAGCCGAATTGGTTTTGATGCCGAAGAGCTTGCATCTTCTATGCAGGAAGATGCCAAGGGCACTTTATTGGGCGTATTGCGTGAGCTGCAAGATGTATCTGCAGATGAACGTGGTGCAGTTATTTCCCAGCTGTTTGGCTCAGAAATTAAAGGTGCGGTTTCCAAGTTGGTCACAACTTTGGATGATCCTAAAAATGGCTTGGTTTCTGCGTTTGGCAAAGTAGCAAACGAAGCAGACCGTGCTGGTAGTGTTAATGATGAGTATGTGAACCGGGCAAAAACCCGTGGCCATACTCTTGCCCAGTTAAGTACCAAATTTGACCGGATGATGATTACCCTTGGGGATCGTCTTCTGCCAGTAATTGATGCAGTTGTCCCGCCACTTATGACAGTGGTTGATGGGGTCTCTGATTTTGCAGAGGCTAACCCAAAGCTTGCCAGTGGCTTGCTTGGTGTTGCTGCAGCTATTGCTGTTGTTAAAGCTGGAGCTATTGCCTTTAAGTTGGCCAAGCTAACGATGGGCAACGGTGTTGACCGTTTCAAATTAGGCAAAACAAAGCTTTCCAGCTCTACAGACCAAACAACCCAAAGTGCTAACCGTGCATCAAAAGCCCTTGATAGGCTTAACCGTAAATTAGGCGGTTTAGGTGCTAACGGTGGTGCAGGTGGCGGTTATGGTGGTGAAGGTCGAACCCGTAGCCGGCGAACGCGAAGACGCCCAAGAGCAAGAGGCCGTTTAGGTCGCTTACGTGGTGGTGTTGGTCGCTTAGTTGGTGGTATTGGTGATCTGTTTGGCGGTGGCTTAATGCCAGAGCCAGCAATGGCCGGTTCACTTGCTCCACGTTCCCGAACCCCAGCAAATCGCCGTTTACGTGGCGGTGGTAAGTTTGGCCGCATGGCTGGTTTACTTGGTGGCGGTGCTGCCTTGTCAATGTTCTCTGGCTCAGCTAGTGCCGGTGATATGGCTATGGCAGGTGCTGATATAGCAGGAGCAGCCGGAAGTATTATGGATGTTCTGCCTGCAGGGGGCGGCGCTTTAATGAAAGGTGCGGGCAAGCTTTTTAAACCGCTTGATATTGTTTTGCAAGGTGCGGGCTTAGCTTCTGCTGTAGCCGGTGGTGATGGTAAGCAAATCGGTGGAGCTGCTGGAGATATGGCTGGCGGTTTGGGTGGTGCAGCTGCCGGAGCAATGGCAGGTGCTGCGCTTGGCTCTGTGGTTCCAATTCTTGGTACTGCAGTCGGTGGTCTGATTGGTTCTATTGTTGGCGGTTTAGGTGGCGGTGCTGTTGGTGAATGGGCCGGTGGTAAAATTGGCGGTTGGTTTAGTGAGGATAAAACCGAACAACCAGCCCCTGCTGCAATTGCTGAAAAATCCAAGCAGTTGGAGCAGGTCAATAAACAGATCACCTTTGCCCCAGTTATCCAGGTAACGCCGTCAGGAAACCCTGCCTATGACCGTGATGTTAGCAACGAACTAATGGAACGGATGAAAGCAGAGCTTAGCCCTATGTTGTTAGGTAATACTGATGTGGCCGCCCGTGCAGATGGTAGCTTGTCTGATAGGAGTGATACATGAGGCAAATGATGTCTTTAGGTGGGTTTGTCTTTTCTCTTAGTGAGGGCACACCTTACGAAGGCTTGCAGCGTACCAGTGATGGGGGATGGGTAACCGTTCCCCGGTACGGCCAAAAGCCTATTAGTCAAAATACAGGGCAGCAGTTAGAAAACATCAATATAACCGGTACCTGGTTCCGTGGTGAAGGCATGGCCAATATGGGCAAGCTTAGAGCCTTACAGGCTAAGCGTGAGCCCTTGGTGCTAACTGATGGCTATGGAAGCAATCTTGGATTGTGGACCATAAAGCGCCTGCAGGAGAAGCAAGACCGCATTATTGATGATGGTACTGCTTTTATTCTTGGTTTTACCATTGATTTGGAGGAATACGCTGGTGAAAGTAGTTCGTAGCCGTGACGGTGATACCGTTCCGCTTATCCTCTGGCTAGCTCTGCAGCGTGACGATGATGAAGCAGAGGAAGCGCTTTATGATTTAAACCCTGGGCTTGAGCAATATGGTCCTGTTTTACCTGCAGGGATAGAAATCACCCTGCCAGAACTGTCTGCCCCTGCGCCGGCTAAAGTGGTGAATGTATGGGATTAGGATTAATTCCCCAGGTTCGCATTAGTGGACCAGGCGCGGATATTATCAATAATCGGTTAGTATCTTGGGAAAGAGTTGACGCTGCAGGTGTTCAGTCTGACCAAGTGACCTTAACCGTGGATACTGCAGGCCAGACAGGCTTGCCGAAAGAGGGCGCCACCATAGGGTGGTCTGAGGGATATGACGGGGATTTAGTTGATAAAGGTGAATTTAAGATCACCCGTATCATTCCCCGCTTATTTCCGCCTACTGTGACAATTGTGGCCACGTCTGCCCCTTTTCAAATCGAAGATAAAACCCGATTTAAAGAGCGGCGTACTCGTTCCTTTGAAAACATTTCTTTGGCTGATTTGTTCCGCCAAGTGGTTAGCGCTCATGGTTACAGCCCAAGGGTTGCAGCTGAGTTTGAAGGGATTACATTGACTCACGTTGACCAAGTTGATGAAACAGACAGTGCATTTTTAACCCGTTTAGCTAAAGAGCGTGATGCTGTGGCCAAGCCGGTTAATGATCTTTATGTCCTGGCTAAACGTGGTCAGGTAAAAACGATTACAGGGCAAACTATTCCACCGGTGTCCGTGGGTGTGCCTGGTAAGAATGACCCGTCTGACCTTGGCCAGTTTATTAATTGCCAATTGGATAAACCAAGCCGCACGAACGTCAGCGGAGTTAAGGCTAAATGGACGGATAACACCAACGGCCAAGAGCATGAAGTGCAGGATGGCCAATCGCCATTTAAAAAGATTCGTCAGCCTTATGAAAGTGAGGCGGTTGCTCTGCAGGCTTGCCGTGATGAACTGAGCAAGGTTAGCCGGCAAGGTTCAAGCGTTCGCTTAGACTTACCAGGTGATCCTTATTTGGTGGCTGAGGGCATGCTGACGTTAAATGACTCGTTCCCGTCAGAAATGGCGGGAGGCTGGTCTATTGATAAGGTCACCGCAAGAGGTGACAGTAAAGGCGGTTACCGTTGCGCGGTAGTGGCCACACAACCTTCCAAATAAAAAGGCCCCTGCTGGGGCCTTCTTCACTTATTCAACTTATCCCTTTATGCCACCAGCTTGAGCAAGCCAGTTTGCACTGGTCCTTTGCAGTAATGTAGAGCGTACTGACGAACCAAAACTTTATAGGCAGGGTTGTTTGCTATTTCATGCAGCTTTAAGCCGCGCACGGTGTTATAATCTTGTGCAGACATAGTTATATTCCTTAGTCGGTTTTAATTGTGTTCATGCGGGGGACGGTTGCAGCCTTACCCCGCACGCTTTTAGTTTACTTTCTCTTGCTCCAACTCCAATCCTCATCCTCATCAAATTTATATTTACCTTCCCCGGCTTCATACTTTTCAAACAAATCAAGCAGCGCCTCAGTCATAAGCATTCGCATGCTAACGGTTTTGTTATCGTCAGTGGTTGTTGACGTTCCTAGCCCTTTGAGTGATTTGTGGATGCGTTTATCTAGATCCACTCGTCCGTTGGTTATAGGTCCGTCAAGGTAATCCTCCTCACGCATAACAGCCTTCATTGCTGCTTCTTTGCCGGAGTGGTCACGAGGTTTTTTATCTTTGATAGATAATTTACTCATTTAAAAATTCTCTCAACTCTTTAGTGATTTGGCGTATTTCAAATGCTGCTGGGTGGTCTTTGTCCAGGTCCACAACGCTTCCGCCATCTTTTGCCGTTTCTGCATAGACTACGCTGCGAGTTGTACCGGCTTTGAATACTGGCAGCTCATAAGCTTCCAGGGCTTCTTTTACTTCACGGCTTAAACGTGTGTTCTTAATTGACATTGTTACAAGGAAAGCCGCTTTAGGGCGTCCATCGGTTACTTCCTGGCGAACCTTGATAATGTCAACAAGGTCAGAACAAGCCCAAATATCATAAGGTGAAGGCGTTGATGGAATCAGTACCACGTCAGCGGCTTTTACTGCAGCAGCTGCAAGGTCAGCAACTTGTGGCGCCCCATCAATAATCACCCAATCATACCCACGGCCTACTTTTGGTAGATCTCTTACCAGGTTCTTACCCATTTGAATAACAGGAAAGGTATCTTCATTCGTTTGCTCTGATGACCAGTCTGTGGCGCTTCCTTGTGGGTCTAAGTCCACTAAAAGCACTGAGTCACCTTCTGCATGCAGTTGGCACGCTAGATTTGTAGCAGTTGTAGTTTTACCCACACCGCCCTTCTGATTAGCTATGGCTATTACATTGGCCATATTGTTCTCCCTAGTCGGTTACGCCAGATTGGCATGAACAATATAATTTAAAATGTACATTTGTACAAATGTTTATTTGTTATTTTTACTTGTAACCATCGTGAGTATATTTACCCGTCCCTTGTTTTAGATAGCAAACCATTGATATATAAGGCTTGAGGGTGGCTTAGTCCTTTGTTCAGATAGAAAGGATGCAAGTGTACTAGGTTGATAATAAAGAGGCTTCACGCTCACGTGGTTAGTTTTAATTGCTGCTAAGCGCTTACAAGTAGCAGTAAAGCAGGGC